GGTTTAAGTCTCGTTTCAATTATCGTAAAAATAGATTAGAATACGAAGTCCTACCATATGTCAAAGAATATTATTTTTATGGAGAGTCTGAGCCTTACGGCTACAGTTATGAGATAGAAGGCAATGCAACAGACAAAAGGTATGTATTCTGGTCTGAGGATAGAGATGAAATACAAGGTATGCACTTTGAATTTGATGAAAAGGGGAGAAGATATTCTATTGAATCTAATCCTGAAATGGTCAATCCTTACGGCATTAACCCTATATCAAAAGTTATGTTTAGCAAAAACTCATATGATGTAACAAGAGCGGGTTTACATATTGCAATAGCTATGACTGAAATAGCTTTGGGAACTAGATCTAAATTAGGTCAGCCTGTATTTACAGGAATAGATGAAGGACAAAGTAAACTTACTAGTGGGATCGATAAAGCATTAATACTACCGGAAGGCGCAACATTTAGTTACCAATCACCATCTGGAAGTTTAACAGATATGATCGAAACTGTAAAAGCTATGGCTAATCAAACAGCAGAGAATAATCAGCTTAGAATTAGATGGGGTGAGTCAGGTGGCAACACACCTAGTGGCGAGGCTCTTAGGATATTAGAAATAGAAAACCTAGAAGCAAGAAAAAGTGATGAATCAATATTTAGGGAATGGGAACATAGCAGATATGAAATAGATCAAAGAATATTAGAAATCCATAATGTCATTAATTTTTCTGAAGATTATGCAGTTGATTTTGGTGAAGTCTCCTACCCTATGTCACCACAAGAAGAACGAGCATGGCTTGATTGGAAGAGAGCAAATGGAATAATGTCACAAAAAGATTTACTATTATATTTCAATCCAGACATGACAGAACTAGATTTAAAAAACAAACTTGGTGAAATTCAAGAAGAACAAGCACCACTAGAGCAACAACCATCATTTGAAGGATTAAGAAGGCTTGGCACAATTACTTAATGATCATTTAAAAAAACTAGATAGGCTCGAAAATATTATTAAAAACAATGCTGATAATATTTTAAATGCAATTAACATAGATGATTTGCTAAAAGATCCAGAGGGATACCTACTTGCACTAGGTGATGCTTTTATAAAAGATCATTTAGATGAGATAGAACGGGCTAAGAAAGAAGGTCAAGAATATGCTAAGAGTGTTTTAAATGGCAGTTAAAATAATAAAAAAATTTGATCTTAGTAAAATTAATTTAGATTTAACTAAGGAATTAAATTTATTTGGTCAAATTGTTAGAAAAGATCACTTTCAAAGGTTGGAGAATGGAAAAAGTGTAGATGGTGGTAAAATGAAATCCCTAAAACCTTCAACAATTCTAAAAAAAGGATCTGCAAAAATACTAGTGGATACAGGTAAAATGAGGAATCTAGTAATAAATAAAGCATCTAAAAAAAATCAAGTTGTTGAAATACACCCGGGGAAGAAACTTATAAGAAATGGTGTAAGTAATCAACAAATAGGGTACTATCACCAAACTGGTGCAGGTAATTTACCATCAAGAGAATGGTTTGGAATTAGTAAAGAAGCTGAAAATAAAGGCGAAAAATTAATGGAGCATAGAATAGAACAAGAGTTAAATCGTGCCTGAACACAATTTACAAGATTTATCCATTATATTGGGTGCTAGTTTGGCAACAGCATCATCTAAAACTGTACTTGATTTAGAGAATCTAATTACACAAATGAAAGCAAGTGGAATGTCAAATGATGCTATTAGGACCTTTTTATTAAATGATTTAAAAGAAGGTGGCAGGATATTTGGACAATATAAAAATGCCATTAAAAATACAGTAGGTAATGCAGTTACTTTCAGTTCTAGGGTTGCACAGAAAGAGGTTTATGAATCAGCCAATGTAAAGAAATATAGATGGGTCTCATTAAGTAGATCTGAAAACAAACAACCATGCCCAGATTGTGCTGAAAGAGAGGGTGATGTTGGAACATGGGATTTTTTTACAACTATTGGTTTGCCCCAATCTGGGTTTTCGGTTTGTCAGTTTGCATGCAAGTGTGTACTTGAACCAATTATAGAATGATAGCGATTTTAAAAAACTTTAGTTTATTAGTAAATTTTAACAATAAAAGAGGTAGACAGAATGTCTGAAGAACAAATAACCCAGAGTGTGGATAACCAACCAAAGGCTTATGTCGAAAAGCCTGTGGTGGAAAAAGCAACATCGACAGAGGTGGCAACTGATAGCCAGAAAGCTGACATAGAATTACCCGATTATGGACAGCTAGTGCAGGAGAGCAAAAAGTACAGGAAGAGGGCGCAAGAATCTGAAGCAAAGCTTGCTAAGTTTGAAAAGCAAAGAGAGGCAGACAGACAAAAGCAAATGGAAGAGCAGAATGAATGGCAACAACTTGCAGAAGAAAGAGCTGTGAAACTTGCTGAGATGGAACCAATTGTGGATGCTTTTAGAAAAGATGAAGCTGAAAGAAGAGAAAAGATTCTTGCTGATTTTACAGAGAGTGACAGAGAACAATTTGGAAGTTTATCACTATCACAATTAGAAACTCTGCATTCTAAATTAATTAACACTAATAAGAGCATACCCTCAACAAGTGGAACACCAGCAAGGGCAGTTAATCCTAATAATAAAGATTGGACAAAAATGGAACAATCAGAAAGAAGGGAAAATTGGGCTGACATTGTAAAAGGATATGCTTTAAAAAATAAATAAGGAGTCTTAAATGGCTAATTATTATGGATTTACTGGTGATGTAACCCAGAAATCTGATGTAGACGTATTTGTGCCTGAGCTGTGGGCGGATGGCGTGTATCGATACTTCGAGAAGGCATTAGTTCTTAAACCTTTTTTTGATGATTATTCAAGTCTAGTTCAGGGGCGAGGTGATGTATTACACATTCCAACAGTTCAAGAGGTGGCAAGTGCAGACAAATCTGCAAACACATCAGTTGAATATACAGCTAATGTTGAGACAGACATTGATCTTGCAATTGATCAACACGTATATAGCGCAAAATTATTCGAAGATATTGCGATGGTACAATCAAATGAACAGCTTTTTGATAAATATGCCCAAAGTATGGCGTATGCTCTAGCAAAGGCTGTCGATACCAAGATTGAAGCATTATTACAAACGATTGGCACAACTCAAACATTAGCGGCTGATAATAGCATGTCAAATGCCGATGTGGAAACAGCATTAGGTACTTTAATGGCTAATGATATTCCGGCTGATGAATGTGCATTCTTTGTTAATCCACTTATCTATGCTGACTTAATGAACTCTAAAGCCTTTGTTACTAATAATTCAGGGGCAGGAGTTGGCTTTGGTAATGACAATGCAGTTATGCAAACAGGACAAGTCGGAAATCTTTTCGGCATTCCTGTAATGACAAGCTCTTTGATACCAACAACAACCAGTACAGGTATTGAAGCCGCTTATCTAGTACACAAGTCCGCAATAGCGTGTGCAGTTCAACAGGACATTCGTGTTCAGTCGGAGTATGATGTATCATATCTCGGCACTAAGGTGGTCGCTGACATTATCTATGGTGCAGTAATCACTACTTCAAATCATGTTAAAGGAATTGAGTTTTTGAATCCTTAAACCTTGAAGATACTAATTCTGGGGGTGGTTGATTCTACCCCCATTATTAAAAAGGAATATTATGATAATTTTAAAAAAGAATAACCACTATGAACACACCACAGATGGCAATAAAGCCCTAAAAATGGTGCAAGATGGCTATGAATTAATAAAGGGTAAGGGTCTTTTACCTGAAACAAAAAAAGAGTCAAAACCAAAGAAAAAGAGTTCAATGAAATCTAATAAAAAATAGATTTATTAAGGCTCGTTCATGGTTTGGTCATTAACCTTAGAGATTAGGAGAATCAATGGCAACTAAATTTCACACCTATTCAACACAAGAAGCTGTAAATATTATAGCAAGAAGGTCTGCTATAAGAATTACCCCCACAATTACAGGTGTAACATATGCAAACAATGATGTATTTTTTACTACTACTGAAATTCCAAATGCAGTAGCATATAATGGTGGGGCTTCAGAATTAAAAAACATTACAATCAATTCTAAATCTGCTAGTTTATTTGACTGCATATTATGGTTTTTTCAGACCAATCAAAGTGCAGGGACAGTAAATTCTGCATGGAATATGAGTGATAGTGACTTTGCAAGTGCTAAAAACCTTGGTTGTATATACATAGATGGTGACAACCTCCAGCAAAATCCGGGTGGGGGTAGGGTTTACACAATTATGCAAGGCTATAAGGCTTTTCCAAGTGCAACCAAAACAAGCCCACAACTTCCTTTAATACTTCAGGCTGAAGATGATTCTACCTCTGTCTACATGGCGGCTAAAATACAGAGTGAAGATGACCCGGGGAACACGACCCCCTCATTTAGTGTTGGGGATATAGAAGTTGTTCTTGGCATTAATTATTAGGAGTTAAAATGGCAAAACTACATAAAAGATCAGTACAAGAGTCTTTAAATGCTACTGTTGGTGGTGAATGGACAGTTAATTCGGCAGGGACAGCAGGATCAAGTGCAGATGTGGCTAACACAATTCATCTTGCTTTAGCGACTACATCTGCTACATTAGGGATTTATAGTGCAGTTGAAATTTATTTTAATTTTAGCGCTTCAGCAGATACTAATGTAAATGCTAGTAATGACTTATTAATTCCTAAAAACACATTAACATTTGTGACTATACCAAGAGGTCTAGGCAATACGGTGTATTTCAATTACAACTCTACCAGTTCA